ACCGATTTCTTACAATTGGGTAAGAAAGATTTTGACAATTACGAAATTGCTCACTTTCGTTTATTATCCGATACAAATTTCCTCCCCTACGGAAAAGCCATGATTGAAGGTGGTCGGAGAACGTGGAAACAATTACAATTAATGGAAGATGCAATGTTAATTCATCGCATCATGAGAGCGCCCGATAAACGGAAGTTCAAAATTGATATTGGTAATATTCCACCTGCCGAAGTCGATACGTATATGAATCGTATCATTGATCGGTCGAAGAAAACACCATTAGTTGATCCAAAAACAGGGGATTATAATCTTCGATATAATATGATGAATATCACCGAAGATTTTTATCTCCCAGTGCGTGGTAAGGATAGTGGAACGGAAATTGAAACCATGCAAGGTCTACAATTTAACGCAATTGAAGACATTGAATATCTTCGCAAAAAATTACTTGCGGCATTTAAAGTTCCCAAAGCTTTCATTGGATACGAAGAAGACATTAGCGGTAAAGCAACCTTGGCAGCACAGGACGTGCGATTTGCACGAACCATTGAACGTATTCAACGTATCATGGTATCGGAACTCACCAAGATTGCAATTATTCATTTATATGTGCAAGGATTTACGGATGAAAAACTCGTTAACTTTGAACTATCGTTAACAAATCCTTCCACTTTATACGAACAAGAAAAGATTAATATCTGGAAAGAAAAGTTTGGATTGGCACAACAAATGACCGGTGGACAAACGATTCTCTTATCACAAGATTGGGTATATAATCATATCCTTGAATTGTCGGACGATGAGATTGTCGAAGAACGAAAGAGGATTATCGAAGATGTGAAACGTCAACAAGAACAACAAGCAATGGCACAACCTCAAGAACCGCCAATGGGTGGAATGCCGCCAGAAGGAGGAGCACCGCCAGAAGGAGAAGCCCCGCCAGAAGGAGATACTAGTGCAGATGAACAAGAGGCACAAATTGATGACGTAGATCAAATTTTACAAAGTTTAGACGATAGTTCACTTGGAGAAGAACCCGACGAGGAACTAGAAGAAGCACTTATGAAAAATAAAGGCGGCCGGCCAAGAGAAGGATTGAAATTTGGTACCGATGCACATCCTCTTGGCCGTGACCCATTGGGACATAAAGAAAATACTAAACGGTACAAACGTTCTGCACTTTCGTTAGAAACAAAAAGTTTCCTTGGAAAATTGCAGTTAAAAAATACTAGTCGATATAAACAAATTATCTCAGAAACTCTATCATCTACCGATAAAGTAGAGGATTAATATATTTTGATTATATTTACTTATATATGGTGGTTGTTTACTCGTCTTAATACGGATAACATATGAATATACGGCACAATAAAATTAAGAACACAGGCATTCTTTTTGAACTATTAGTTAGAAAAGTTGCCGCAGATGTTCTCGACGGCAAACCAGATAGTTTTGCAGTCAAAATGATGCGTGAGCACTTCCACTCAAAATCAGAATTGGGAAAAGAATTACAACTCTATCGTTCTTTTTTTAATGCACCGAAACTCTCAGAAGGTAAAGCATTTAATATGTTAGATGTCGTATTACAACGACGGGCATCATTAAATGAAAAATTACTAAATACACAGAAATTTTTATTGATCCGAGAGATTAAACAAAATTGTGATTTAAAACAATTTATGTCTGGTCGAGTTCCTTCCTACAAAGTTCACGCATCTATTTACAAATTATTTGAAACAACCAGTGCTTCGAACATTGACGAATCGGTATATATGCAAATTGACGAAATGGTTGCTGCACGGTTTGTGATTGTGGAACATCTAAAGGGTGAACTCAAAGAAGAACAGATTGTTAAAGAATCCAATTATTCGGCAATGTTAAAAGACCAACCCGAAGAAATTCGATATCTTTCTTATAAATTTTTATTAGAAAGTTTCAATGAAAAATATAGTAATTTCAGTGATAAGCAAAAGAATTTACTTCGTGAATATATCAATAATGGAACAAACGTAGAAAAATTTGGTACATATGTGTCTACAGAAGCAATCAGTTTAATTCGGCATATTAAAAAGAATGTAAACAAAATTACGGATAATGTAACGAAAATTAAAATTAATGAAGTAGTACATCAATTACAACAGATTCAACAGAAGAATCAAGTAAAGGATAATTACATTACGGCATTATTGATTGCATATCAGATTTCACACGAACTTGATTCACTGAGATAATCTATGACTATTGAAGAAAGATTGCGTGAAATTATTCGAAAATGCATCCGTGAGGCATTAAACGAAATAAGCACCACGGCCAATGTGGCTGGATATTTAACGCCAAACGCATTTGTCGGGGATAAGCACGGCAATACGAATCGTATTAAACAAATGGCAAAGTCTATTGGATATTCGTTAACTAAACGTGGTGCAGAAGACACCAAGCCAGGTGATAAACTCCAAGAACGATTTGCGGCAATTCAAGAAGGTGTAAAAACTCTTCAAGAGAACTATTATTCTTATCGTAATGATGCAACTCGTCAACCCCATCAAAAAATTGGCCAAGCAATGTCTGAATTAAATAAACAATTAAAGTTAGTGGAACGTGCGTTAAAAATGAACAGTCGATTAAAGAAAGAATCGGGATTGTCCAATGATAATTTATGGAAACGCACGACGACACAAATGGTCAAATTAGAAGGTAAACTTACTGAACTAGCAGCTCGTCTGCGCGATATGAGAAATTAATATGAAAATATCACAACTGAAGGATATCATTCGTGAAATGATTAACGAAGAATTGGAAGAAAATCTTCGTCGTACTGACAAAAAAGACAAAGAAATGGTCAAGCAAGCATTTGGACCAGACAAGAATAAAACTAAAAAGAATGCTTTTGCACGGTCATTGGGAGGGGGCCAGAAAACTACTGGCCAAGGTGGTAACGATGCACAGAAGTTAAGAGCTGGTAGAGCCGCATTAAAAGGTGTAAATTCTCCAAAAATAAAAAATCCACAAACTGGTCAAGAAATTTTAGCCACAACAGCGTATAAAGCTGGGTCAACTCACCCTGCATACACTGCGGCCAAAGCTGCTTTGAAGAAAGAAGTTGCTCAATATTTGGAAGAAGGTATAATTGATTTTATTGAATAATACAAGGATAAATAACATGGGACTTCTCTGTGAATATACTGGACAATAAGAGGATAATAATATGAAAATGACACAACTAAAGGACATTATTCGTGAAATTATCAACGAACAAATTGACGCAATGGACGAAGACTCAGAGACGGCAAAACAGGCAAAAGCACAAGGCTTAGACTATATGCAATTTGGCCGGTACGGCAAAGATGGCAAAGTCACACATAAAAGTGAAACGGGTAAGTTAGTGCCAATTACTAAAGCACAAGCAACTAAATCGACGGGTATGCACTTTGGTCGTGGGAAAAATGCCAATACCATGTATTCGCCAAGGTCGTATGCGCCATCGGCAACATTTGATCCGAAGATGGGTAAAGTACAAAAAAATAGACCATCGGATTCACCAGCGGCCCAGCAAAAGAAGAACGCACCAAAAGATTCGTTGGCGCCGGACTATAGTGGTCAGACCTCATCAGATAAAATTATTAGTAAAGTTTCAAGTATGGTTCCTATAGATATTGATAATCAGTTCGATTATGGGGCACCAATTCCAATGCGAGATTTTCAAGCAGTCACCGGCATTACACAAAAAGCCGCAAAATACTACAGTGACAATGAAGGTGGATATGAAAAGCTATTTGATTACGATCCAGACACCGATTCCGTGACAATGTGGGATCCTGCGGATGTATAATGGATATAGTACACGTTCTGGAAAGAAACCAGTTCATGTAAAAGGATTGAGGGATGTAAAAAACCATTTAAACAGTGAAGAATAATATGGCATTACTATGTGAATACACAGAGCTTCAATATAATAAAGAACTTTTAACGGAAGCGTTAGATGGCAATAAGCCACTCATTCTTCGTAATGTCGTATTACAACGTGCAAACGCAAAAAATCAAAATGGGCGTGTCTACCCCAAAGAAATTTTAATGCGGGAAGCATCAGTATATAAACAAAACTTCGTGACACAACGACGAGCACTGGGTGAATTAGACCATCCCGAAAGTCCTATAGTCAATTTAAAAAATGTGTGCTGTAACATCGTTGAACTCTGGACCGAGGGTGATGATGTCCGTGGTAATATTGAAATTCTCACGACACCAACGGGAAACATTGTTCGGGAATTAATTCGAAATAATATAAAACTCGGAGTCAGTTCCCGTGGTATGGGATCAGTCAAACAAATGAGTGAAAGTACGGTCGAAGTGCAAGAAGACTTTGCACTAATTTGCTTCGACATAGTTTCCAATCCTTCTACTATGGGTGCGTTTATTACCGAACATGTGATGCACCAAGTTGCCGCACCATATGATAATATCAATAAATTAATTCATGACTTTTTGAGTGAAGTAAAGTAATATGCCATCAACCAGCAAATCTCAACAACGATTATTTGGAATTGTTCATGCCTACCAAACAGGTAAAATTCCTGCTGGCAAAGTAAGTGGAAAAATTAAAAAGATTGCAAAGAGCATATCGGCCGACGATGCAAAAAAATATGCGTCTACGTCACACGATAATCTCAAAGAAATATTGCATGTAATTTTGCACTCTCCTGCATATACCGAAGAAACGTTACGAGAAATTGTAACCACAAAAATTCCCGCTCAAGTAAAGGGGCAAACCGTCGATGTCTTTACGGCACAAATGTTGGTAACCGTGATGAATAAGTTAAATGAACAAAATAAAAATACATTATTACAAAGTTCATTAAATGAGATGGTTGCCGTATCTTACAAAGTTTTAACCTACTAATCTATGGGTAAAACATTATTTGTCAGTGATTTTGATGATACATTGGCACAAACCGATTCCAAAATTTTTCTTACCCGCAGCGGGAAACGAATTGAAATGGACCCTGCGGCATTTGCCGTATACGATGAGCAACCAGGCGATAAATTTGATTTCTCAGAATTTGATAAATTAATTAATCCAAAACCAATTCAACGGTTCGTCAAATTATTAAAACAAGCAATTGGTCGAGCAGATAAAATTGCAGTATTAACTGCCCGAGGTCATACTCGTCCCGTCGCACAATTTTTAAAGATGTACGGAATTACGTCTGGGGTATCTATTGCAGCACTGGGAGATGCAAACCCAGAAAAGAAGGCGGCATATATTAGAAAGCATATGAAAGATGGATATGATAGAGTTGCCTTTATTGATGATTCTCCAAAAAATGTACAAGCAGTAAAAGCATTGAGAGCAGAGTTTCCCGATGCAAAGATACTAGTACATCAAGCAAAAGAACATCCTGCACCAGATACTCCATCACCCACGCCGTCTACTCCAACGGCATCAAAACCAGCAGCAGAAGACGACAGTGAAATTGCAAAACAAGCACAGCAAATGGGATTAGATTATTTAGGATTTGGTCGGTATGGTAAGAATAAGAAAGTAACACACACATCACAAAATGGACGATTAGTTCCAAAACAAAACAGTTAATGGAGGCAGTATGGAAGTTATTGTAAAGGACGGTAAGGACGAACTCAGCAAATCATTAAAAGTATTTACCAAGATGGTGAAGAAATCAGAACTATTGCAGGAACTTCGTAATAGAGAACATTATCTAAAGCCATCAAAAAAGAAAATATTCAAACGTCAAGAAGCATTTCGTCGTAAAAAGCGTGAAGAAAAACGAATTGCACGACAAAAACAATACGATAATTAACGTTTTACAAATTAATCATATATTTATAGTATAGTGAAAACACTAATCGTTAATATTAGTGGGAAATTTAATATCTAATAACAGATAAAATATCTGTTTTATTCCTTTCAGGAGTTTAATTTTATGACGCAAATTACTAACAAGCTTTTAAAACAAGCTATTGCGGATGCCGAAGCAGTTCGTGAAACTGCCGTAGCAAATGCAAAATTGGTTTTAGAAGAAGCAATCACCCCACAGATTCGTGATATGATTTCACGGCGTCTTCGTGTCGAAGCTGAAATGGCCGATGATGAAGATGAAGGCAAAGAAAGTGCAAAGCCAGACTTTCTTGATGCGGACAAGGACGGTGATACCAAAGAGCCGATGAAACAGGCCGTTGCAACAAAGGCTGGTGGCGAGATGAAGAAAGAAGCAACATCAGAAACACCGTGGCAGGATGGTGAAAAGGTTGGCGGTGGAAAAGAGTTTCCCGCCGATACATCAGCAATTGGTTCATCGGATAACAAGGAACCATCGGCCGATGCGTTCGACGCATCAGATATCGGTACGGGTCCAGAAGCAAGTACAGATAGTTCAACGGATTGGTACGATGATTGGTCAGAAAGTGATTTTGACCTCGACGAAGTAATTCGTGAACTAGAAGAAGATATTGCAGCACTTTCACACAAGGATATGGACTCCGAAAAGGGTGAATATCCAGAAGGTGAACCAGCCGGCGAAGAAGGATCAGAAGTACCTTCGGATTCGTCTGAAATTGGTAAAGGTTCCATGAAGGAAACTGAATCCGCCATGGATACCGGCAAGTATGCTAACGCCGAGTTGAAGATGGATGGATCGCATATGAATGCAGAAGAAGATGATGAAGAAATTGATCTTGAAGAAATTCTTGCAGAACTTGAAGCCGACGATGCAGAAATGGGCGATGAAAAAGTTGCTCACGATGCAAAAACGGCAATGGCTGATAAACTTGCGAGACTCAAGGGCGAAATGGCTCAATATCGAGCGGCAGTTAATACGCTTCGTGAGCGTTTACAAGAAGTTAACTTACTTAATGCAAAGTTACTCTTCACCAACAAAATGTTCCATAAAAATAGTTTAACCAACGAACAGAAAGTTCGCATTGTTGAATCATTCGACCGTGCAATGACCGTTCGTGAAGTTAAGATTGTTTATACGACATTAGTTGAAAATCTTTCCGCAGCAGTGAAGACGTTCAACGCATCACGTAAGAAAGTTGTTACTGAAGGACTTGCCTCTAAGGCAGTTCCCAGTACTGCTCCAAAGTCGCAAGTTATCGTGGAAAACACGGTAGCAAAAAGATTACAAGAACTTGCAGGAATCATTTAATTTTTAAGGAGATATAAATTATGTCAGATGTATCAGAATTTATCAACGAAGCGGGTAGTGCACACAAGCACGTTATCGAACAAACCCGTAAATTAGCAGGTAAGTGGGAAGGTTCAGGCCTCCTAGAAGGATTGAAGGGCTATGAAAAGCAGGCTATGTCCGTGATGCTTGAAAACCAAGCAACACAGCTTCTCTCGGAAAACAGTAAGACGAACTCAGCTGGAACCAGTGGTGAAAACTGGGCCGGTGTTGCACTTCCCTTAGTCCGCAAGGTCTTTGGTTCAATTGCCGCAAAGAACTTCGTGTCTGTACAACCAATGAACCTTCCAGCAGGACTTGTGTTCTACATGGACTTCAAGTATGGTTCAACGTCAAATGGTCAAACGTCAGGACAATCACTTTATGGCACCGCGGCATCGTCAACGTTCGGTGGATTTGGTAACACGAACACGGGTGGTTTATATGGCGCAGGTCGTTTTGGTTATTCATTGAATGATCAAATTACATCGTCATTAGCAATTGTACCAGCATCTGCATCATTTTCCGATGTAAATTACAATCAAGATTACGTAGCAACAGGAAGTCTAAGTAAATATACGGTTGCTGGAACAGCATTACCAAGTGCTGATTTCTTAGCAGTTCGCTCATTTGCTTTAAGTGGATCAGTAATTGATTTTGGGGCATTACTATTACCAGAATTTACCAAGTATGATGGCACTAATGTGACATTCATTGTTAGTTCAGCGGTAGGAGTATCGAAGACACTTAACAGTGTTACATTCACAAAGGCACCTGTCGATACAGCACGTGGCGATTTCGAAGATCGTGACGGTTCAACAAACCTTAACATTCCAGAAATTGATTTGGAACTCAAGAGTGAAACCATTGTTGCCAAGACACGTAAGTTGAAGGCAGTATGGTCACCAGAACTTGCACAAGACTTGAACGCATATCATTCAGTAGACGCTGAAGCAGAACTCACCAGTATGTTAAGTGACTATGTTGCAATGGAAATTGATCTTGAAATTCTTGATATGTTAATTGGCGCTGCACCATCAACCACAACGGAATTCTGGTCAGCAGAAATTGGTTCAGTCTGGAACGGCAGTGCATTTGCCGCCAGTAGCTTTACGGGTACGGCATGGACAAACATGACCTGGTTCCAAACACTTGGTCAGAAGATGCAAAAGGTTAGTAACAAGATTCATCAGCTCACGATGCGTGGCGGTGCTAACTTTGCAGTGGTGTCACCAACGGTGGCAACAATTCTTGAAACCATCCCTGGCTTTGCAGCCGGAACCGATGGCGACAAGATGGAATTTGCAGCCGGTGTCACGAAGATTGGTAACTTCCAGAACCGCTTCACCATATACAAGAACCCATACATGACAGAAAACGTGATGTTAATGGGCTTCCGTGGTAACCAATTCTTGGAAACGGGTGCAGTGTACGCACCATACATTCCATTGATCATGACGCCACTTGTGTACGATCCAAACAATTTCACACCTCGTCGTGGCGTGATGACGCGTTACGCGAAGAAAGTGGTCAGACCCGAATTTTTTGGAAAAATCTACATCGACAAGCTCAACCTCGTCTAATAGATTTTGTAACACGATTAATAAATTGGGTGACCTTCGGGTCACCCTTTTTATTGTCATAAAGTTATGGTTATATAAACTATTTTGATATTTATAGTATATGACTCTAATAGAGGGCTTGTATGCAGAATCGTGAACCAATTATTTTTGAAGAAGCGCCAATCAATCCATATAACCTAACGGCATTTGGTTTTTATGATAGTGACGCAGAGTTTCAAACGGAAGCCCCTCGGGTTGCATCATTTGTGGCAAGGCGGCTGGGTTATCCTGTCGTGGATGTGGAGCTTACCCATAGACAAATGTATACGTGTCTAGAAGAAGCCATTACCACGTATAGCAATCAAGTTAATCAATTCAATGCCCGTGAACACATGCTATCATTACAAGGCATGAGCACGTCCACGAATATTACCCAGCGAAATATTCTATCCACGCCACTTCCACAATTGGTGAAATTGTCCGCACAATACGGCATGGAAGCAGAAAGTGGTGGTAATGTCACAGTAAAGAAAGGTTTTATTACTGCCTCTGCCTATCAACAATCCTATGATCTTAAAACGCTGTGGGCAGATTCAAAAGAAAGTGGATCGGCAATTGAAATTCGTCGCATTTATCATCAGATGCCACCAGCAATTGCACGATATTACGATCCATTTGCCACAACGGGTCTTGGATTAACCAATCTCATGAGTGAGTTTGGATTTGATGGATTTTCTCCACCGGTCACCTTCGTAATGATGCCTGCCTTTGAAGATTTATTGCGTATTCAAGCAATTGAAATAAATGATATGATTCGTAAAAGTCAATATAGTTTCACGGTATCCAATAATATTGTACGTTTCACTCCAATCTTTACCGAAGCTACTGAAATATGGTTTGATTACATTGTTATCTCAGATAAACAAAGTGGAAACGCATTACTGCAATCGGGCTCAGAAAATAGTACAGTATCGGATTTATCTAATATTCCCTATGATAACATTCAATACAAGAATATCAATAGTATTGGAAGAAACTGGGTATACCGATATACACTTGCATTAGCAAAAGAAGTATTGGGAAATATTCGTTCTAAGTACGAAAATATTCCCATTCCTGATGCACAAATACGATTAGATGGTGATACACTTCGTAGAGAATCTGCTCAAGAAAAGGATAACCTAATCAAAGAAATTCAGGAAACCTTAGAACAAACAGGTCATCAAGCGCAAATGAAAAAACATATGGAAAATGCAGAAGCAATGCAAGCAATGTTCAAGTATGTTCCAGTACCTTTCTACGTTTTATAATATATGCCGCGATTTGTCACTGAACGCGACTTTCTATTCTTTCAACATATCAACCGAGAAGTTGTTGTTGATATCGTTGATGTAGAAGTCGTATTATATAAAATTATTCAAGATATTGCCAACGTGAATATTTACGGGGAATCTATTAGTAAGGCACGGTATCGTGGTATTAGTTTAAATGCATTAATAAAATACCCCAAAGCGCAACCTGGGTCAGAAGGATTTGGTTATGATATCACACAACCTGGCGTAGAATTTAGATTTGTACGAAAATTACTACAAGATGTGAATGTATATCCAGAAGTCGGTGACATTATCAAATATAACGAAAGTTATTATGAAATTGATAATATTAACGAAACTCAACTAGTTGCGGCAAGACCTGAATATAATAATAACATCATTTGTGAAACGCATTTGACTCGTAAAAGCAGTGTTAATATTGAGGAAACCCACACATGAGTACGCCTATATTCGACAGAAATCGTATTACAATGCCAACACGATATAACCGTGGTATGGATAACAAAAATGTCACAGGCGTCAGCTCACCCGTGTCTGTGGGGTTATATACGGTGGACAACGCCATATTGAAATACTTACAAACAAAGATTAAACCCGTAATAACACAGGACGGCAAACAAATTCAAATTCCCGTTATTTACGGTAATCCAGAACGGTGGAAAAGTGCGCAACAAGATGGGAATATTCGTGATAAGAATGGAAAAATTCTATTGCCAATTATTATGAT